ATGGAAAACCTAACAATAGGTTTTTTAGTTGATATTCTTGTTCTAATTTTTCTGCCAGAATATTAATTAAAAATGTTATGGGGTAGTAACAGTAACGCTTCCAACGCTACCTGTCGCAGAAAGCCCTGTCAGATAAGTGCGGTGAGTAGTTAGATCAATAAATTCTGTACCGTCAAATACCTGCAATACTTCTGTAGTTGTATTGAATATTAGCGTGCCAATATTAAAATTTAATTGATCACGTTCAGTAGTTGATAATTGCAAAGTATTATCAGGATCTACTGCCCCTAAGTTTATCTCTAAAATACGTACAAGTCTATTAAAAAGGTCTGCAGAAACAGTCTCTCCTTGCGCTAACGGTAATCTAGTTGGCAGCAATTTAGCCATTATCTTCTACCGTCTTGCCTGATATCTATCCTTGTAGCTCCCAATCTCCAACCTATACCTAGATTGCCGTCATTTGTAGCGTCGTCGTCAGATTCAAATCTAAGCGCTGCTTGCCTTCCTCTACCCCTAACGTTGACTTGGCCAGTATTGCTTTTAATAGAACTGGTTGAATCTGTTGATAAGGAGTTTCCTGGAAAATCTCTAGTTTGTAAAACTATATTAACAGAGCAATCGTTTTCATTTTGTAAGAATTTAAAATCTGGTATAAGTCGCCTAATAAATTGAAAACTCTCGCCATCACCTATATCAAAGTCTGAGCTTTGAATATAAACATTTGTCATCGGCGATCCATCTGCGTCAAAACCATATTCTTGTTGATATAAATAACCGTTAGTTACTGCTCTTGGGTATGGCTCAACGCCTGTATCCAACCAAGCAGTTCTAGTTAATTGACCGTATGACCAAGCATCTTCTGTATAGTTGTAAAGAACGTATCTATCAATATTGTCGCTGTTAGCAGAGCAGTAGAACCAACCTACTTCAGTTTTGTCGTTAATTGTAAAAGCATGTATTTTATAAGCTTGATCTAAATTGATATCGCTGAATACGTAATTTTGTACTTGACATCTAACAGTTTGTACAGAGCCGTTGTATAGATAGAAATTATTGTTACTCATCCAAAACGTACCGTTAGGAGCAGTTGCGCAAGCTTTTGGTCCAACAAGACCAATACCTTCGTTAATTAGGTTAACTGCAAATGTATAAGGAGGGCCAACAAACTGCATACTATATAAAGAAGTATCAGTCCAAATAAGTATTTCTTGTCTAGCTTTGCAACCGCCAATAATTTGAGAACCTGAAGATAGTCTTACAGATCCAGCAGTATTGGTAATTAAGGGTTCAAAATCTAGCTCGTTTTCTTGATCGGAGAATGCAACCAACATCGGATCAATAGATCCTGTTCTCACGCCTCCTGATATTGGATCGGCTCCTAAGACAACCAAGTGTCTATCGGTTTCTGAGGTAATAACCTGTAATCCTACAGTTGGAACTAAGTTAGCTCCTGATCGTCCAGATAACTCTACTGCTCTTGTATTGACGCCGTTATTTTCAATCCACTCGTAGATGCCGCCCCCTCTGACATTCATTATCAAGTTCTCGCCGTAGTTATCGTGAGTCCAAAGCCTTAACTGATTTGATGCAGAAAGTGCGGTAGTTGAACCCCACGCTCCAGCACCCCAAGCACCTACGCCATATCCAGTAGATGGAACATACACATCTAATCCTGTATTGATTTGGTATTCGCCTACTACTGAAGCTCCTCCATTTCCTGTATCGGAACTGTTGGCAGCTATCGAAGCTTCAATTGTATAGCTATCATCATCTATTATTGTAGTTATTTGGTATTCTTGATTGAGGATATCAGCAGTAATATTACCGCCTAAAGATACTGCACCTGAGAATGTAACGAAATCGTTTTGTACTGCTCCGTGAGCAGTATCTGAAACAGTAATAGTTGCATCTCCATCTACTGCTGCAAAGGTTACATCTCCTGCTGCGGTTGTTGATCTAATTGGTGTTATATCGTCGTAATCAGAACCTTCTTGAATATAATATTTTAAATGCGTTCCTAGTCCTAAATATTTAGTACCACCTAAAGATATCCAGGAGTGCAAAGCTCTGCAAGTCCCTAAAAATGTTTGGGTTATTATCTTAGTCCAACCGCCAAACTTTTCCGGTCTACCTTTTCTAAAACGAACTAAATTGCCGTCAAACCAACCACCCTCGTTATCGTAGTCGGTTCCTTCTCTGTTTATGCCTGGTCTAAATACTGCTTTCTGTAGTGCCATCCAACGGTTCCAATTCTGGTATCTTGTTAAATATTAATAAAGTTTTAATTAAAGACTCTTTAGAGTCAATATTTTTTAAATTTTCTATAGTTTTGGCGACAGAATTTTCAACTTCGCTAAAAGGCAAAAAGAAAACCTTATCGAGTGGCAAGGCAACTAAGCAAAAAATATCTACTTGCCCGCTACCATATCTTAGCATTTTATTCTTTCTTTTGTTATCTGCGTTAGAACGAAAGTCCCAACGGTAGTAATCTTTACCGTCTTTTTTGTAAAGACTGTTGGTTGTTTTAACTTGAATGCGATAAAGTTGGCCTTGATGATCAAGAATGAGATCGGATTTATGGCCTTCAGGAGCTAAAATTACAGAGTCGCAATATCTCAGCAAATAAGATGCTGCTAAGTATTCGCCAGCAAGAGCAACTCTTGCCGAAGGGTGCGACATTTAAGCTCCTATAGTTTATTCAATATAAATACAGTTATTAGTCCAGCTAAAATAACTGCTGCTATAAAGTAATCTTTAAAAGTATAAATTTTTTCGTATGCTTCGTTTATAAATGGAGTGCTAGGATCATCAGCTTTAAATCTGCCTTTTGCTGTCCTAGCTCTTTTTCTAACTACTTTCTTTTTTTCTGTCATCTTATTTTTCTCGGCTTACGCCTTTCATTTTTTCGTAAGATCTTGCACCTGCAAGTCCTAACATCCCCATTACTATAGTAGATAATTGAGAGAAATCAAACTCAGGAAGGTCAACGGTACTACCGCTTAATACCAATATCCATTCTATTAATGGTGCAAAGATAAAGTGATACGCTAAAGACACGCCACACACCCAGCCAATAAATGGTCGCCATCCTGCTACAAATATAGATTTATGTGCGGCCTCTTGTTGGTTTACTTTTATTTGAGCTAGGTTAGCTTCTTGGATAGACATTAATAATTCGTGTTCTAGTTTCTGTTTAAGATCTTTGTCAGCAACAAACTTATCCAATATCTTGCTGACTGGCTCTATAAATTTATCAATCATTATTTAAATTTTATTGGTTTATAAACAAAGAAGGTAGCAAGCAATCCTGATGCTAATGCGGTTAATGCTGCTTCACCTAATACACCGCCAAAGTGTGATGGATGTACTAACAGATCACCAACAAAACAAGCAGATGCAATAGTTACACCATGAAACCATTTCTTGTCTTTGTAGTTCTTTAGGAAAGTATATCCTAATAATACTGCACCAAGACCTGCAATGATTCCTGTTTTATTTGCTTTAATCCAATGGTCAAAAGTAAGAGCAAATAAATTGCCCTGTACCATCATTGGGAAACAAACATAACATGCTTGTTGCCATTTAATAAAAAAGTCTTTTGCTATTTGTTTCATTTGCCTTGTCCTCTATAAAGTTTGTAAGATCTTTTTTTGTGTTTGTTCATCGTTGCCATAGACTTGGGGTTTTTACCAATAGAAGTTCCTTTGCTAATATGATTAACAGTTTGTATTACTTTTGCCTTGGCCATTATTTAGACTTATAAATAATTGAACACATAATGAAAAAAACAAAGCACATAACAAAAAAAACGCCTAAACCTTTCATTGTGTTAAGAAAATTTATATCTACTAACTCATAATACATTTTTATCTTCCTATTACTTTCTTGGGCTACCGCCAACATACAAGCCAAACCACGCTGCTCCTGCTCCTACGATTACTGAAACAAAAGCTGATTGAGCGTTAGTTGGATCAGGTAAGGTCATAAACCATTCGGTAGTTCTATAGAAAGCAACTCCGTAAAGCGTTATTAATAATCTAGGAAATACTCTCCACTTATCAAAACCTTCGGCTAGGTTATACCAGGTTTTGTTGTCGTTAACATTTATCTCAATTTTATGAGCTTCTTTCATTTGGTCATCAATACTCATAATGTTTTATACTCCTTGCCATCAAAAGTTAAAGCACGTTTTCTATTATTTTCTTCACTAACATACGATATATGCACCCATCCGCTAGACGGTACATCTTCTTTATAAAACTCTAATAAGACAGTATCGTAGTCCAGATTATCCCGGACCCATACCCCAAGCTCGTAATTGGATACGGTTGGGATTTCAATATCACATGCCTGCCCTCTAGTGTGTTGGGATTTGTCAGAACTTCCCAACCTTCTGTTGAGTTCAAGACACCTATAACCGCTACTAGGAGAAAAAGGTACACCATAATGCACACGTATAGGCTCCAGTACGTTTTCGCATAAGAGTATAAGATTGTTGTAAACTTCTTCATCCTTAACAGTATTATCTATTTCATAACGATCTGCAATTTGAGATTTCTCAAATTCACGTAATTTAAAGTGTGGAGACAGCCTGTCGTTGCTGTTAAACATAAGATTAGTTTATTGGCAAAACACCTGAAAGTATTGCAATTAGTAAAGCACCTATAAAGCCAAATAAGCCAAAAGTGCCCATTTTAATAGTTTGATTGATTCCAGCTATCTCTGCTTTGATTTCGTTAGTATCTTTGAATATGGTCTTCCAACGCTCTTCGCATTTGACTTCGTGAGCGTGCAAATCTGCTGCTACGTCTGCGGTTGTTGGCCTTGCTTTAGTTCCCATAAGCTTATCATACAGAAACTATTTTTTAATTAAAGACTTTAGTTTAGATTTTGCTTTTTCTATCCATTCAGGTTTCCATCTATCAATAAGCACGATAGCTGCCAATACCCCTAATATTAAAATTAACCATTCCATAATAGCTCCTTAACTTGAGGGTTGAGGGGGAAATTCAGGAAGCGGTCTTGTTGGTGGCTCTCCTGAATAAATATATAAAGCCTGTAGCTCAGGTACTGTTGTACAAGCGTTAATCATAGCAACTTGACTTTCGCAAGTTGTTCTAACGGATTGTCTCCAAGTGTCCCAATCAGCAGGTATTGCTGTACCGTTTTCAGACTGTCTTACCACATACCAATCGCTAGGCTGTAATAAACCGTATGCTTGATTTTTTTGAGTTGTAACTGCGTTTGATTTTAGTCCTGGAGTAACCGTACCGTCAGGGTTGGTTGTATCGTCTAAAGACTTAGGTGTAGCTGGTCCGTAACTTGCGGTTACTACTCCGTTTGCATATACAAAAGATTGGTTAGTATTGATGTAATATGCTGGATCTTGGTAGTTGCTATTATCTTCAACTACTTCATAAATACCGATAGCCTCAAGCTCACTTGCTGACCAAAGGCTAAAGATATTGGAAGGATAATTTACATCCCCAATAGTAATATCTTTAGGGTTTTGATAAACCTTACTTACTGAATTGTTTTCTACTAATGCCCACATAATTAATTCCTATTATATATTATCTTGCTGTTGTTGGTATCCCTGTTGATGTTACAAATGGATTTTCTGCAAATGCCATGTAAATTATTGTATTTCCGCTTCCATTGGTAGCAGCA